GGACGTCAATCATTCAATTTTTTGGATGGAAAAACAGCACAAACCATCATTGATGAAGTTGAAAAAACTGGATTTGCACCTGAATTGATTTTTATTGATACGTTGCATCGCAATATGATTGGCGATGAAAATAAGGCGGAAGACATGGGACAATTCGTTGCAACCATTGAAACACTTGTCAAAAAATACAACTGCACTGTAGTTATCGTTCACCACAGCGGCATTGCTGATAAAAACCGCGCCCGTGGTAGCAGTGCAACGTTTGCCGCAATGGATTTTGTATTCAGCGTTGTTAAAAACAATGACCATGAATCGTCTTTGATTTGCCAAAAAATGAAAGATTCTGATAAACCGCAACCATTGAAGTTTTTATTGCATAAAATCGAATTGCAGGGCGATGAATGGCGTGATGATGACGATAACACGCAACAGACAGGCGTTTATTTCCAATACGGCGGTATTGATACTGAAAAAGAGCAAAAGCTATCTAAAGCACATCAAACCGCACTCGACGCATTAAAAAAATCCATTGAAGAAGTTGGTAAGGTTAATAAGTCAGAATGTCTTGTTGTGGGACTTGGAGAAGTCAAAGTTGTTCACAAAGAAACGTACAGAAAATACTTCAATGATGCGTCAAAAGGGACAAATAAAGCGCGTGATTATACTGACGCGATAAAATCACTCAAAAACCGACAATACATCGACGATGACGGTGATTTTTTGTGGGTAATTGAAGAGTAAAAAATACTAAGCCGTTGATAAAACGGCTTTTTATTACCTTAATAACCTTACTTTTTTTAATGGATACATAAATACAATACATACATTTTGTATAAATGTATCAATGACGATTCAGTACATACAATACATTTTTCTTTAGAAAATGTATTGTGTGTATCGTGTGTATTTTATAGTCGTATTTGTGATATAATTTTTCCATGGATTTTTAAAACTGACTTCGACCAGAGTTATAAGTTTTAAAAATCTAATTTTTAACCCGTTTAATTATTCCGTCTGGTCGCGGTTTAGTTACACGGGTTTTTTATTGGATTGAATTATGCACAAATGCCCGATATGTAATCAGCATCGTTCTAGCAAGCTACACACGAACGAATGCAGTAAGAAAGCACAAACAGAATTAGCGGATTTTAGCGAAAAACAAAAATCGAAAACTGTCTTAAAACCCGACTTTGTCAATTTTAAAAAATCACGTCGTAGGATGCACTAAATGAAAATCCCAACTGAAATTCCAGTGTATGGAAAAGCCGATAAGTTCGACGCGGCTAGTGAATCGCAACACGCAATGACATTCTTTGCTAAGTTACGCCGCGAATATCCAGCTTATGGCGCGATAGCTACGCATATACGCAACGAAGGCAAGCGTTCAATGCAACAAGTACAAAAACAAAAAGCTGAAGGCTTAACGACTGGAACGGCGGATATTATCATTCCAGCCAACCCGCCTTTTGTTTGCGAGCTGAAATCACGTTCGCCACGCGCCACCATTTCAAATGAACAAATCGATTATCTTTTGCAGGCTCAAAAGATGGGGGCTTTCGTGTGTGTGGCAATTGGTTTTGAAGGCGCGATTGAGGCTTTTAGGGGGTGTTATGGAATTGCATAATAAAGATTGCCGTGAGTTAATGGCAGAAATTGAAAGCGGCACAATCGACTTAATTTTGACCGACCCGCCGTATTACTCTACGGACTTGGAATTTGATAAAGCACCGCGCATTGATTTTGAAGCGTGGCTAACAGAATGCAAGCGGGTTTTAAAACCTAACGGCATATTGGTTTCATTTGCGGATTTTAATTTGCTCGCTGATTTGCGCTCGAAAAAGGTTTTTAAATCCACTTATGAATTGATTTGGCATAAAACAATGGCGGTGGGTTTTTTAGATGCAAATCTCCGCCCGTTAAGAGCGCATGAATTTATTGGTGTTTTTACTGAAAACAGAAACTCGACAACGTACAACCCGCAAAAGACGGTTGGAGAGCCTTATGTTAGGAATAACAACCCAGACACAGTGACAAAAATATACTCTCAACAAAAACAAGCAAGTACAATCAACAACGGCGATAGACACCCGACAACAATCATCAAAAAACAAACCGATTCTGAAAAATTACACCCCACGCAAAAGCCCGTTGATTTATTGCAATGGTTAATAAAAACCTATTCCAACGAAGGCGACACCGTTTTGGATTGTTTCATGGGTAGCGGTTCAACAGGCGTGGCGGCATTCAATAACAAACGTAAATTTATCGGTTGCGAACTCGATGCGGCTTATTTCGCTATTGCCGAAAAGCGTTTGCTGGATAACAAACATGATTTAGTCGGATTATTTACTTAGTTATTTTCCTAATTTAAAAAAATAATTTACTATTTTAGAAAAATTGTGTATTATATCTACCCGTAGCCACTGAAACACAAAACGGATTGAAGCAATGGGGATTGTTAAAGTCTTTTGAAGAAAGTGGCTACAAAATAACTAAAATAAATTATTTGGAGAATAACATGGCTACAACAGCAGAAACAAACCCAGTCATCATGGCATTGCTTTCAAGCGGTGCATTGCGTAGAGCATCATTTGTGCAAGCGATGCAAAACACATATCGCTTTGCATTTGCACAAGACAAAGCGGCACGCAAAGCACGGACTGAACGCAGTTTGTTCAATCAATCACGCTTCGAGTATGTTAGTGACTTGTTTGAAAAACGCAAAGGTATCACTCTAAACGAAAACGGGCGCGATGTTTCTCTATGAAAGTGAAACACAAGTAGAATACGACGGCAACGGCGGATGGACACCAGTAACAAATTAACCTCCAACCTATGTGTGCTACTATGTTGTTTTTAGTAGCACAACTTTTTGGAACAGAATGAGAAGAAAAAACACATTCGACAACGCTTTATGTTGTCGAATACTAAAACAAAAAGACCTTAGAAGGCTTTACAGATGTGTGAGATAAAAGAGTGGTATCCGTTTATTGAAGCGATGTTGGTAGTTGGTTTTGCAATGGCTTATGTGCTGTACGATATTACAGTCACAGACATTCGTAGAAAAAAATGATTGTTGCAGCAGCAACGTGTCTCGCGCTTGTTATGTATCGAGAAGCACGGGGCGAAAGTATTGCAACACAGATTGCAACAGCGCGGATTTTACAAAACCGCGCGGCAAAAAGGAAAACTAGCGAATGCAAGGAATTAAAACGAAAAAATCAGTTTTCGTGGACATCAAAATACAAAGTCGAACCACCGCACCCAGTAGGTTCGAAGGACAGGGCGGCGTGGAGACTGTCACAACGTCTGTCAAAGTCACTCGAAAACTTAAAGGTTATTGGAGTAAAACCGTCGATGGTGTACTTCAACACGGTTTCAATGGGGAAGCGGTTTAAGACGAAAAACAAGCCGCGTCGCATTGGAAAAATGATTTTTTATTGATTGAGGGTGATTTATGGCGTTAATTTCACGCGCTGACTACGCTAAAAAGATTGGGAAATGTTATTCGGCGGTTGCGGGTCGTATCAATCAAGCAGGGATTTATCCCGTTTCAATGAAAAGGTTTGGCGATTCAAGAATGGCGCGTTATATGTACAACGAAAAAGACTTGAATAAAATCAGGTTTTACGAAAAAAGCGGGAGACCGAGGCATGAACGAAAAAAAAATAGCTGAAAGAATGTTTTTAAGATTTTTGGAAAAACAAAAGCGTGGCGCGTATAAAAGCCCGCGCCCAAACCGTGAGGGTATGAAATATGACAAAAGCAAAAATAATAGCTGATTCAATCAGTGAACAAGGTATCAGAATTACAACGTTAGAGCTTGAATTTGAGCGGTTTTTGTTGCCGCAGTTCAATACTCACAGACAGTTTTCACGTTCAGCACAATCAAGTCGTGCTGTTCCTGTGCAAAAGATGATTGATGCTTTACAAGATGATAGCAACAGTAACCCGCTTTCATTCATGAAAAACGAAAGCGGTATGCAATCAAGCGAGTATTTAAACGATGATGATTATTTTTCAGCGTTTAGATGCTATGAAAATGCAAAAGCAGACGCTATTAAATGGGCAATTAACCTAAATACAATTGGCGTTCATAAGCAATGGGCAAACAGATTGCTAGAACCATTTAGCACAGTTAAAGTCGTTGTAACAGCTACAGAATGGGATAATTTTTTCGATTTGCGTTTGCATCATGCAGCACAACCTGAAATGCAAGTTTTGGCACAGGCAATGAAAACTGCACTGGATGAATCAACGCCCGTTTTATTAGATTCTACGTTGTGGCACTTGCCGTATGTTTCGCACGATGAATATACTGGAATAGGAACTACGTTTTTAGATTTAGCACTAATCAGCGCGGCACGTTGCGCTCGAGTTAGTTATTTGAATCACGACAATTCAACGCCTGACATTGAAAAGGATTTGTTGTTGGCGCAACGGTTGTTAGCTGACAAACATTTAAGCCCGTTTGAGCATCAAGCCAAGCCGATTTATTTACCGATTCACAGCACGCAATCCCCGATTTGTTTGGATGATTCGTTTTTGGATGGTGTGACACATATTGATAAATGTGGCGTTGAATGGAGTGGCAATTTCAAAGGCTGGATTCAACATAGACATTTATGCTAGAATCAAAGAAAACACGGAATTTTATGAACTATTTGATTGAACGATTACGAGAGCCTAGCACTATCATTGCCCTATTATCGGTTGGTAGTGCATTCTTTGGCTTGGACTTAACACCAGACCAACAGGCAGCCGTTACCATGCTTGCAGGTGCTATTTTTGTGAGTAAGGGATAATTTAGTACGCATTTATATGTCTAATGAATCAGCTACTAAAACAAGTGGTCAAGGAAGACCGAAAGGTGCGCCGAACAAAGTAACAAAAGCACTAAAGGATATGATACTAGCGTCACTTGATGACGTTGGTGGTCAAGCCTATTTAGCGCGTCAAGCTGAAGAAAACCCTGTAGCGTATCTTGGTTTGATTGGCAAGGTATTACCAACAACATTGAATGCAACAGTTGAAGAAAAGAGCGAAAGGCGATTTATCATCGAAAGGGCAAAACGTGACGATAACAACGATTAAGCTCACCGAGCCACAGGAAGACTTTGTATTTAGCACGGCGATTCACCCCGCAATGGTGGCAGGTTATGGCGCGGGTAAAAGTCAAGCGGGTGTTATTCGTATTGCATTGCTAGCATTGAAGTATGACGGATTATCATTTGGTTTTGTTGAACCTACTTACGATTTAATTCGTTTGATTGCGTTCCCGCGCTTTCAAGAAATACTTGAACAATGGGGGGTTGGTTTTAATTTGAATAAATCCGACGCGGTTTTAACACTCGAAAACAATTCACAGATTATTTTTAGAAGTGCTGATAATCCTGAAAGGTTGGTGGGTTTTGAAATTGCCGATGCTTGTATTGATGAAGCCGATACGCTACGACTTGAACAAGCGCGTATCGTGTGGACTAAGATGCTAGGGCGTTGCAGGCAATTAAAACCTGACGGAATGCCTAACACACTAGCAGCCGTATCAACGCCTGAAGGTTTTGGGTTCATGTATGAAATGTGGGGCAAGGAACAACGCAAAGGGTACGAGTTAATCAAAGCACCAACAATGTCTAATCCTTACTTGCCCGAAGGCTACATTGAACAATTAAAAGCCACTTATTCGAGTTCACAGTTAGCCGCATATCTTGATGGCGAATTTGTAAATCTTAACGCTGGTAGCGTCTATCATGAATTTGACAGAAAACTTAATGCAAGCAATGAACAAATTAAAATAGGCGATACTTTGCATTGCGGTATGGATTTTAACGTTACCAATTGTAGCGTTGTTGTTCACGTTATTCGTGATAATGATACTGCTCATGCCGTTGCAGAAATTACAGGCGTGTTTGATACACCATCAATGGCGCGAATCTTAAAAGAGCGATACTCAAACCACCGCATTATGATTTATCCAGATGCAAGCGGCAACAGTCGAAAATCAAATAATGCCAGTGAAAGTGACCATTCAATTCTAAGGGCTAGTGGTTTTCAAGTGCTATCGAATAACCGCAACCCGTTTGTTAAAGACCGCGTGCTGTCAGTCAACAACATGATTCACAATCAAGGCAACAGACGTTATTTTGTCAATCCGATAACCTGCCCGTCACTTGTTGAATCACTGGAAAAACAGGCTTATGACAAAAATGGCGAACCAGACAAGAAAAGCGGATTTGACCATGTAGCGGATGCAACAGGTTATTTCATTGCGTATCGTTATCCAGTCATCAACAATAAGCCGTCATTCGCTCAAATAGTAGGAATATAAATGCCAGTCAATACCGAACATCACGAATTTTCCAAAGCTAAAAAACTATGGCGTAAATGTGAACACGCTGTAGAAGGTCAACATGAAATACACGAACATGGTGAAATGTATTTGCCAAAACTTAGCGGTCAAAACGACGCTGAATATAGAGCTTATGTTAAACGCGCTCTTTATTACAACGCAGTTGGCAGAACGCTTGACGGCTTAACGGGGATGTTGTTTTTAAAACCGCCTAAAGTTGAGCATCCAGCGGCAATGCAATCTATTGTCGATGACATTACGATGACAGGTTTGTCACTGCATCAATTCGCTGAAATGGTAGCGGATGATATTGTGACAGTTGGACGTTGTGGCGTGTTGGTAGATTTCCCACCGATAACTAATGCCGTGACATTGGCACAGGCTCAACAGCTTGGTGCAAGACCTTACGCCACTAAATATGATGCCGATTGCATTATCAATTGGAAAACCAAGCGCGTTAATAATATGCAAATGTTGTCGATGGTAGTATTGAAGGAATCGGCGCAAATCCAGTTAGATGAATTTGAATGTGAAAGCGTGACACGTTATCGCGTATTAGATTTGGTAGAAGTGTATCGGCAACGTTTATTTGAAGAAGATAAGCACGGCAACATTCAACAAATAGGCGATGATATTTATCCGCTAATGAATGGCAATACGATGGCATTTATACCTTTTGAGTTTATCGGCGTTCGTGACAATTCACCATGCGTTGATAAACCGCCTTTGCTTGACTTGGTGTATGTCAATTTGTCGCATTATTGCACCAGTGCAGACCTTGAACATGGCAGGCATTTCACTGGATTGCCTACTGCTGTAGTTAGTGGCGTTCAATTAGAAAGCGGCACAACATTGAGTATTGGCAGTGCTAAAGCGTGGGTATTTCCAGACCCTGCGGCAAAAGCAGCCTTTTTAGAATTCACTGGTCAAGGTTTAGGTGAATTGCGCGAAGGCATGCGTGAAAAGGAATCAATGATGGCAACACTTGGGGCTAGAATGTTAGCACCTGAAAGTAAGGGCATTGAATCCGCTCAAACCGCGTCAATCCACCGTGCTGGTGAAAATAGCGTTTTGGCAAGTATATCGCAGTCGATTAGTATTAGTCTTACACACATTTTGGAATGGCTGCGTGACTGGTCAAACATTACGGGTGATGTTAGCGTTGAATTGAATCGTGACTTTGTACCACCAACAATGACAGCTCAAGATTTAACGGCGTTAGTGACAACATGGCAAAGTGGCGCGATTAGCTCAAACACGTTATTCGCACAATTAAAAGCAAATGACATTATCGCAGCGGATGTTACGTTTGAAGATGAACAGGAATTGATTGCAATGAATCCTGTTGGAATGAATCAACCTGCAATGTAATTATGATAGGAAAACCTAACTGGAATGGTGTTAATTTGCCAAAATGGCATCAAGATTATTATCAAGTGCCTGACTGGGCTAATTGGTTGGCTCAAAATGAAAAGGGTTACTGGTGTTTTTATCAACAAATGCCACAGATTTATGGGCTTGAATCAAAAAAAAGCTGTGGTGATTGGTGGATGGTAGGATATGAAAAACACGAAAGAGAGTATTTGTGCATCGGAAAATCAGACCCTAAAAACTGGAAAGAATCACTAGAGAAAAGACCGTGACAACTAACGAACAACTACGCGACAAAACCATTGCACACGAAATCTTATTGGCACAACTAACAACATACAAAACCAATAAGATAATGCGATTACTCGCAGCGGTCGATAGAGACTTAGTCGCCAAACTCAAATCACTCGACATTGAAAGCACTTACTCAATCAAGCGTATTGATGAACAACTGAAATCCATTCGCACCATTATGGATAAGTACAAAGCAACGCTAACAGAACAAATAGATATTGTCTCGAAAGACGTTGCAACGTACGAACAGGAATGGCAGATTAAAACGATTAACGGTGCTGTACCAATTGCACTCGATGTTATTTCAGTCGCACCTGCTACACTTTACCAAGCGATTGATTCAAAGTTATTGCAAGGCAAGCAGGTTAAAGAATGGATTGATAAGTTAGATAAAGATTCGTTCGATAGGATTCAAACAGCCGTTAGAATGGGGCTAGTCGAAGGCGAAACTTACGCGCAAGTCACTAAGCGAATTACTGGAACAAAAGCACTCCAATACAGTGACGGCATTTTGTCATTGAATAACAAGCAAACTAACGCGCTGGTATCGACAACGATTGCACACGCTACTAATACAGCACGCGATGAACTGTACAAGGCGAATAGCGATATTGTTAAGGGCTTACAGTGGGTTTCAACGTTAGATATGCGTACCAGTTCAATTTGTCGCGGTCGTGACGGTCAAGTTTTCCCATTGAATAGTGGTGCAAGACCGCCCGCGCATTTTAGATGTCGCAGTGCGATGGTAGCGGTATTGAAGTCATGGAAAGAATTAGGATTAAAAGAGCCAACGCCTGGAACACGGGCATCAATGGACGGTCAAGTGGCTGAAACCGAAACATATCAAACATGGTTGGCGAAAAAGTCGCATGAATTTCAAGATGAGGTTTTAGGCAAGGCAAAAGCAGACATATTCCGTAGCGGTGTGACGTTGGATAGGTTTGTTGTGAATGGTAAAGAATTAACGCTTGAACAGTTGAAGAAA